GAGGATCTAAAAATATACAACAATGGTTTTGCTGTAAAGTGGAAAAACGAGTCGCCTAAAAAATACTCTACCGCCTTTGATTCAAACGGATATATCAGTCTCATCACCGATGTGCAGTCCGGCGAGCACATTCATGTCAGCAGAATATTCGCAAGCATGCCCTAGGAGGTGACCTGGTGTCAAGCATAGATTACAACAATGGACTGATTGTCGGTCTCGCCCTAAGAGGACTTCCCTACAAGGCAAAAGGCGAAGATTTCGTGGAATCGATAGTAAACATAAGCGAAACAGAAACCTTGATCACATTCACAACAGGCATCGAAGATGTGGACTTGGAACATAATATCTATTCCTTCTATGTCATGGCCAAGTATTACTGGATAATGGAGACCTATCCCATCAACAGCGTTCTGAAGACAGCGACCAATCAGATCAAGCTAACCCACGTAGATTTTTCCGACTGCGACGGCATTATCACAATAGGATATAACGGGAAGACCGGTTCCATCAGAACACTCAGCGGTATTGACCTGGGTAGTTTTTTCTATTCCTTTACAGGAGTGTTTGCCTTACTGAAAATACGATTGAGAGAATCTTTGCCGGTAAGCGCAATGACTGTTTCTCAAGTTTGGCCTTCTGTCAGCATACTTGCATTAACAGAAACTCCATCAATGGATATACGGATACCTACATCTTGTGCTGCATCTGAGATGTTGAGAAATGAAATGTATGTGGACTTAACCCCACCGAACATTGCTTTGGCGATAACAGGTGAAAATCATACCGAGGAGTTATATATTCCATAAAGGAGGAACTATGGAAGGGCAATATTGTATAGAACTGTTCGATGCGGGAACAGGCAGAAAACAAGAGGAAGTCAAAGATAAAAATGTGATAACAAATGCATATAAGACCATGTTTCAGGAATGGTATACGAGAAGCGCCATGAGCCCGAACCTGTTCTGGCACGGGTCCGGAGGATACATCAAAGCCCCAATCAATTACAGCGATGGGGTTTTTCTTTTTGATGAAGAAATTTCTTCAAACCCCGACGACTTCATAATTGACCGTCCGAGATTTGCCAGCGCCGGTTCTGAATATGCCGGAACTGACAGCTCAAGAGGCACTCTGAACGTAAATGAAACAGGCGAGGTGGCAAACGGATACAGATGGGTGTGGGACTTTTCGACGGACAAGGCAAACGGAACGATTCGTGCACTAGGACTCGTGCCTTCAGAGCTTGGGGACATGACGACAAATTTCTCATATTTTAATTGGGCAACTGGGACCAGCGACCGCAATTATGAACCATATAGATATAACGGAACCACAGTACACTTCTCTAACAATGTGGTTCTGAGATTCCACAGTTCAAATTCCATATATAAATGGGCGCCATCGGTATCGGGCTATCAAACCGGTCACGCTGTCAACAACATTGCATCATGCTCATTAAGCGGCTATGACAATGTTTCATCTAATGCGGAAGGCATTGGCGGCTACTATTATATAATAGCCAGAGATATTGCTCTAGATCAATATCACTTGATAAAAATCAATCCGGCTAGCATGACGATAGCTGGGACTTATCATCTAACAACCAATACATCTGCCATACATAACTGGGGATTTCTGACCGGAACAAAGATTGCGATGCTAAAAAGTTATACAAGTACGATTACGTGGCAGATTTATGACATTGCGACAGGTAGCTATGAGGCGGATTTTTCGCATAGCGCCTTTAACAGATTGGGATCCTCATGTACCATGAGGTACCTTGGAAATTGTTCAGTTGTGTTTTCCTGGTATACGGGATATGGCGCATGGTGGTCTCCGTCAATCATCATTCCTCATGATACTCTTGAACCGTTTTTTATTGAAAATATCCAATATGCTGGCACATCATCCTACAGTGCATATTACAACAACAATGCCCTTGTAAATATGAACGGAATCCCACTTCATATTATGAACAATAACTGCCGAAGCTCAAGCTACAGTTACGGACAACTTGGACACTCCATAGCCGGTCTGTTTCTTTTCAGTAGGGCAAATCTTGAAACACCAATCGTTAAGACTAGTTCCAATACATTAAAAATAACTTACCAATTGAACTGGTAGGGATTTCAGAATCAGGAGGTTTAAATATGAAGGACATTATAAATACAATTCAGATCATAGTAACCGTAATTGGTGGATGCTTCGGATATATTTTAGGTGGGCTTGATGGTTTTTTATATGCCCTGATTGTATTCGTTGTCATAGACTATTTAACAGGAATCATGGTAGCTGTGATAGAAAGACGACTGTCAAGCGAAATAGGCTTCCGAGGCATCTTCAAGAAGGTGCTGATATTTGCTCTGGTAGCGATAGCGCACATTATTGACGAGCAGCTGATACAAAACGGAAGTACGATTCGTACTGCGGTCATTTTCTTCTACCTGTCGAATGAAGGAATCAGCATTTTGGAAAACACGGCCAGAATCGGTCTTCCTATTCCCAAAAAACTAAAATCAATCCTGGTACAGCTGAATAAGGAGGAAGGCAAATGAACTTTTATAAGCTCATTCTGACAAACAATGCCTGCTACAGAGCAGGCAAAACCATCACACCGAAAGGCATAATGGTGCATTCCACCGGGGCGAACAACCCCAACCTCAAACGTTATGTGGGTCCGGACGATGGTCTGCTGGGTTCAAATCAGTACAACAATCACTGGAATCAAGACAAGCCTGGCGGACGGCAGGTCTGTGTTCACGCCTTTATAGGAAAGATTAACGATGGAAAGATTGCCACTTATCAGACACTGCCTTGGAATCACCGAGGATGGCATGCTGGCGGCAAGGCGAATGATACGCATATAGGTTTTGAGATTTGCGAAGATGGTCTGTCCGATGCAAACTATTTTAATGCCATCTACAAGGAAGCTGTGGAACTATGCGTGTATCTTTGCAAACTCTATGGCCTGACTGAGAGATCTATCATTGGGCACTATGAAGGTTATCATAAGGGTATTGCTTCGAATCACGGCGACCCAAAGAACTGGTTTACTAGGCACGGCAAGAGCATGGATATCTTCCGCGCCGAAGTCAAGAAATTGCTGAGTGCCGCGAATTCGGATTCCTCGGCTGAACTGAAAAAACTTTACCGCGTTCAGATTGGCGCTTACAGCGTCAAAAAAAATGCCGATGCCATGCTGGCCAAGGTCAAGACGGCCGGTTTTAAGGATGCTTTTATAAAATATGAATAAATGAACAGAAAATTGCCTGTGGGGGTACTGCTCCCCGCAGGCTCTTTTTTTATGCCCTGATTTCCACTAAACTTTGCAAATCCTCAACTTCGAACTGTTTCCACGGCTATGAAGTAGGAGGTGCTTTATGAATCATCAGCAAAAGGTAGCAGTTCTTCAAATGCGGACAGAGGGATCCAGCTATACAAATATTGCGGAAATGCTATGCATTTCAGAGAATACGGTCAAATCCTATTGTCGCAGGAACAACCTCGGAGGTGTTGCCTCTGTGCCAACGGTTTCTGTGGCCGCAATCTGTTGCCGTCAGTGTGGAGCGGTTGTCAAACAGACACCAGGGAAGAAGCGAAAACGGTACTGCTCTGATCAGTGCCGAATGACATGGTGGAATGCACAACCCGAGGTGGCAACCAGAAAAAGTGCCCAAAGGTTTACCTGCAAGACTTGCGGCCGGGATTTTCAAGGTTATGGGAAACGCGTGAGAAAATACTGCTCGCGTGCCTGCTATGGCAAGTCCAAGGCGGTGCGGCCATGAGTAAGAAACAAGCAATCCTTCATTACCGAATTGCCATCGCGATCTTTCAGAAATGGCTTGATGAGGGCGTCATCAACGAGGTTGAATTCGTGGAAATAAGAGCGCTTATAGCCGACAAATATAACCTTTCTAAAGGCAGCATATATCGTTGAAAGTCGTTGCAATTTAGGCGGTTTAGAGTGATATATGTAACTACGAAAGGAGGATAAAATGTTAAAAAGTAGAACTACAGAACTCGAGATAGCGAAACTGAAGATGCCATCTCTTTCCAATGTCGCTGCATACGCGAGGGTATCGTCAGGAAAGGATGATATGCTTCATTCCCTCGCTGCTCAAGTGAGCTATTACAGCAACTATATCCAACAGCATCCTGGCTGGATTTACGCTGGCGTTTATACTGATGAAGCTTGTACAGGGACAAAGAGTAACCGGCCTGATTTTAAACGGTTGATTGAGGACTGCCGAAAAGGAAAGATCGATCTTGTTCTAACAAAGTCAATTTCTCGTTTTGCCAGAAACACGGTTGATCTTTTGGAAGCGGTAAGAGAACTGAAAGACCTGAACGTAGATGTGTTTTTTGAAGAACAGAACATGCACACCATGAGCGGTGAGGGCGAACTTATGTTGACCATCCTTGCCAGCTATGCTCAGGAAGAAAGTAGATCGGTAAGTGAAAACTGCAAATGGAGCATACGCAAACGGTTTATAGATGGTGAATTGGTAAACCTTAGGTTTATGTACGGATATAGGATTATAAAAGGCGAAGTAGAAATCGAGCCTAGTGAAGCTGCCACTGTCCGTATGATATTTGAGGACTATATCAAGGGCTTAGGCGGAAGCGGTATAGCAAGAAAAATGAGAGAGTTAGGAGTACAAAACCCCAGAGGAGGAGAATGGAATACCGTGCGTGTTATCTCCATCATAAAAAACGAAAAATACACCGGGAATGCGTTGCTTCAGAAGAGATACGTGGCAGATCATTTAACCAAGAGGCTTGTAAACAACAAGGGCGAACTACCGATGTATGATGCAGCAGACACGCACCCCGCCATTGTTAGTCAAGAACTCTTCGACAGGGCACAGGCTATTTTGAACAAGCGGCGCGTAAGTTGCCAAACCAAGAATGACACTCGCCACCGGTATCCCTTTAGCGGCATTTTGCAGTGCGGAATCTGTGGCAGTAAGTATAAGCGCAAAGTCAGGAACGGCAAGGTTATGTGGCAGTGCACCACGTATCTTAATGAGGGAAAAACTGTATGCCCGGCGAAACAAATACCAGAGCAAGTTTTGTATTCCAACAGTTCAGAGGTGCTCAACCTTACTGAGTTTAATGCAGATTGCTTTAATGAAGAGATTACAAAAATCTTAGTATCAGAGTCCAACATTCTATCCTTTGTCTTTGAGGATGGACATACAGTTGAAACAGTCTGGAAGAGTAAATCGAGAAAAGAAGTATGGACGGATGAAATGCGTGTAGGCGCCCGAGAAAATGCGAGAAGGAGGTGGTGCGCGTGGCATCAAGTGTTAGAGTAATACCGGCAACCATTAAGCAAAACTCAGCACAAAACAACAATCAAGCAGCAACGCGAAGAACTGCGGCTTATGCAAGGGTTTCCACTGATAGTGCAGAGCAGCAAACCTCGTATGAGGCCCAAGTCGACTACTACACAAAGTACATTAAGGAACGTCCTGACTTGGAATTTGTCAAGATTTACTCAGATGAAGGTATTAGTGCAGTTAACACGAAAAAGCGGACTGGATTTAACCAAATGATTGCTGACGCTTTGGTCGGAAAGATTGACCTGATCGTTACGAAATCCGTCAGCCGGTTTGCCAGAAACACTGTGGACAGTCTTTCTACTGTTCGAAATCTCAAAGAAAAGGGCGTTGAGGTGTATTTTGAGAAGGAAAACATCTACACCTTTGACGGTAAAGGTGAGCTATTAATCTCTATTCTTTCAAGTTTGGCGCAAGAAGAAAGCCGCACGATTTCCTCTAACGTAACTTGGGGCCAACGCAAACGGTTTTCCGACGGCAAAGTAAGCATGCCGTACAAACGGTTTCTGGGCTTTGAAAAAGGGGAAGATGGAACCCCAAAGATCGTGGAAAAGGAAGCGGAAATCGTGCGGATGATCTATGGCATGTTCATGGAAGGTAAAACACCTTCCGCGATAGCAAAACAGCTTACTGAAAAGGGAATCCCAACGCCAGGAGGCAAAACAAGATGGCAAACCAGTACGGTAGACTCCATACTAACCAATGAGAAATATAAGGGCGATGCACTACTGCAGAAGCGCTTCACAGTTGACTTTCTAAGTAAGAAAATCAAAGACAACGAAGGTGAAGTGCCGCAGTATTACGTAGAAAATAGCCATCCAGCAATCATCGACCCAGACGAATTTGATGCGGTGCAAGGAGAGATGGAACGCAGGAAGAAACTAAGGCGGCGTATTGTCTGTCAGAGCCCACTGTCAACGAAAGTGGTTTGTGGCGAGTGCGGCGGATTTTATGGTGCTAAGATCTGGAGTTCCAATTCGAAGTACCGTAAGGTGATTTGGCAGTGCAATGAGAAATATAGAGGCGAAACAAAATGCTCTACCCCCTATGTTACGGAAGACATTGTAAAGCAAAAATTTATAGAAGCGTTCAATTCCGTGTTGGAGTATCGAGCTGAACTTATCGCTAACTGTCGATTGGCTCAAAAGAAGATTGGTGACTGTTCTGAAATAGAAACTGAGATTTACGAATTGCAGCGGGAAATGGATGTTGTCGCCGAACTATCAAGAAAGGCAATCTATGAAAACGCCAGTGCTGCAATCAATCAGGATGAATGGCATGAACGCAACAGTGGCTCTCTAGAAAGGCACCGCGAAGCTTCGGAGCGTCTATCTAAGCTGGAGGAATTGAAACGAGAACGAAAGAACAAATCATATGGAATGGAAAGTTTCATAGTGAGCATGCAAAGTCGTAGCGAGCTACTTGAGGAATTTGATGACAAGCTTTGGATGGCAGTAATCGATAAGGTCATCGTAAATACCAATTGCCGTTTGACCTTGATTTTTCGAGACGGGACAGAGGTACAGTAG